AGTTTTAGTAGGTTGAACATAAATTTGACCAACTAATTGGTTACGATCAATTACATCTGCAGTATTGTTTGAATCATCCATTATTACTTTATAAGAATACAATCCTTGTTTCTGAACAACTTGTTCCATATATGGATTTACAATTGATAAGAAACGATTTCTTGTTACTGCTGTATTTTGTTCAAATACTAATTGACGAGAAACTCCTGTTACGAAACGTTTTAAGTTAATCAATAAACGACGAACATTAATTCGGTCTAATGATGTAGCACGTTTTTGTAATGTTTTCTGACCAAATGCTACAACACCTTCACCAGGGAACGTTGCTAATGGATTTACATTAGCTGAATATAAATCATCACGATCTGTAGAAGCTAATTTACGTTCTGCACGAATTACTGAACCAATTCCTCCACGATTTAAACCAGCAGGAGCAAACCATTCAGCACCAACTTGATCGTTAAAGGCATAAACGCCAGCCATTACTACTGAAGCCGGTACCCAAACAGCTTTACCTAAAGTAGCTGAGAAAGTTTGAACCCAAGGCCAATAAACAGCAGCATAATTTGAAGTTGAAGCAGCAGCAGCACCTATAGCAGCTGTTTTAGTTGAACCATAAACTACAGGATCAATAACAGCAAATGCATCTCCTCTAGATTCACAAATAGAAATAGCAGTTGAATTATTTATAGCTCCCGGAACAAATAATAAATTAAAATCGTATTCGTCTTGATTAGTTAATAAATTTAAAGCAGCCGCATAATCATCAGCAGGATTAAATCCTTGATTATTTGATGTTGTAATATTTTCAAAATATAAACCTTGACGGTTTGTATCAGCTACACCACCTAAAAAAGCACCTCCTATAGAACCACTTCCTAAAGCAGGTAATGAACCTGAATATTGTGTAGATTTATAATTACCATCATTATCAATAGAATCAATTTGTAAAGTATTAACAGATGCTACACGAATATATTCACTAGCAACCGGATAAGAACCAGTTATTTGTAAATATCCTCCATCCGTTGAAGTATAAACAAATTTCTGATCACCAATTACTCTTGAAATAAAATTCGGTTGTTGTGGATCTAATGATAAATTAGAGAATGTTTCTAATACATTTTTATTATTTGTAGTATCATCACCACGACGAATAATTAAAGTAAATATACCACTTCCTGAATTTATATTCGTAATTTCATAACGAACATTATCGGCCGTACCTAAAAATAAAGCTCCAGAAACAGACATTGATCCAGAATTATTAGCTCCGGTTCCGTATGATAATGTTTCTAAAGTAAATGAAGGTGTTGCTGAACTACTAACACAGGGAACGGCTGCTTGTGCATATGTATTATATGCTGAGCCAGAAATAATACGAGTAACAAGTAATGTTTGACCACCACCGGAAAAGTATTCTTTAGCTGCTAATGAAGTAAAATATTCATAATATTGGCTTCCTGATTTAAAGGACTCGCCAAATTTTGAAACATATTGAGAATATGAAGTAACTACTGTCGGGATTAATGGACTACCTTTTACTGTAGGACCGACAACAGCCGCGCCTGTTACAACAGGTCCTTGTGAAACTAATGATTTGTCACTTTCGTTAACAAAAACACCAGGTGATATAATTTGTTCTGCCATTTTAAATTGATTATTATAATTTGGGTATTTCTATAATAAATATATAATAAAATGAATAAAACGAAGGCAAACTATGAAATTTCGCCTGTTTCAAAATTTATATTCATATTTGGATAAACTTGATTTAATTTATCTATTAAATCTTTTTCTTTATCTTGTAAGGTTTTTAAACTTGAATAGAAATTTTTTAATTCTGTTTTAATACTATCTATTTGATTTTGAAGATTATGTTCAATTACTGATAATTCTCCAATTTGATACGTTATTAATTGAAAATCTTGCTGAAGTTGTTTTACTTCTGCTAATTCTTCGTCTGTTATTTTTGTTGCTTTGATCATACTGGCCATTTGTTTTCAGGGCATGATTTTTCTACCGGAGAGTATATTTTGCCTTTTAATGGACATCCACAACTCCCACAATAGTAAAAATCAGCTACATCATTATATTTTTTAAAATTGCATGTATTACATACAGTAATACGTTGACCTGCTCTTAGTTGTTGTTCTTCTGATGGATTTACTGCTGTAATCCATGATCGAGCTATTTCTAAAAATTTATTCATTTACTTTAATAAAATAAACATCAAGTACTGTATAAATATCTTTGGTAACTACATCTTTTAAATCATCTAATGTTAAATCAGTTAATTCAATTTCTTTTTCATTTGTAGTTAAAAATTGATTCCATTCTTCGTTGTATTTATTAAATTCAGGATTTACAATTTTTTTCTCAAAATCGGTCCAACGATCTAATCCAAAATTACCATTTTCATCTATGGTACCATATTTTGAAATTAAATCATTTTGAACTTGAAGAATAGATTTTTTTTCTTCTAATAATTTTTTAATATCTTCTCTTAATTTATATTTTAGAGTATAAGATAATTTTTGATTTAATAAACCTTCAACACGTATTTCTCCTTCTGGAAGAACAAATCCGTTTAATTCAATATCTAAATTAAGGATTTCAAATAATTTTAATTTTGCTTTCATATTATAAATTTTTAATTACTTCTTGGAAAATATCTACTTCAGGATGCATAACATGCTCATAATCTTTACTTGTATAACTTAAGTATCCTGTTGATTTTAAATTATTTATATTATAAATTGTCTTTTGATGTTTATCTTTATTCCACCAATATAATAAATCATCACCACAATATATTTTCATTCGTTCATCAATATGAATATAATTTTTTTTATGTATAAACATCATACAGCCAAATCCTAATGTACGACATGGTGCTTCAGTAAAACCAAATACATCATTATCGTTATTTAATGATTCTGCAAAATTTGTATTTGCATCAAATCCTATCATTGTATCATCACATATTTCAGCAATACGATCGATATTATTTTTTAATGTTTTAAAATTAAATGTTATATCATCATTTAATAAACATACTAAATCATTTTTTGCTGTTTGAACTCCCAAATTCCATGCTGGATTTACACCTATATTTGTTTTTTGTTTTAAACAAATAATATCTTTATCATTAAAATCCGAGTTGGCATTATCAATTATAATAAATTCAGCATCTGGTATTTTAGTCTCTATAAATGAATTAATACTTTCAATTATTTTATCGCATTTCCATAATGTTGGTACTATAAACGATATCATAGTTTGTATATTTTATTTACATAATTTTCTTGATCTCCAAAACGTGATTCAACATTTAAAGGCATATTTGGATTTTCATTATAAACATAATCTTCAACACCTAACTCTTTAAAACGTTCCGCAATTCTATCATTATAATGATACATAATAGTTCTTACTCTACGTTGTATGTCACGTCTTGATAAATCATGAGAATTTGATGAATGTATAAACTGTAAATAACATAATTTAGGTATATGCATCATTTCAGTATGTAAGAAAGTTCTTACAATTAATTCATAATCATCAGCAATTGCTAAATTTCTATTATGACCTCCAATTTGATGATATACATCTCGTCTCCATGCTCTAACATGATTAGGAACACCTACAATATGACGAATAGTTTTAGGATTAATATTAGGTGAAACACATGAATCATATTTTTTATCTCCTACCCAATCGTCTTTATACTTGCCATAACCAAAAGCAAAACCCGGGGCATAATGTAATGATTCCCAATTATCATTTATTTCAGCACTATCAGTATAAAAGAAACCAACTTCAGGATGTTTTTGAGATGCATTAAATAACAATTCAGCACAATCTGGTGATAAATAATCATCATGATCTAATTCAGCTAAAATATAACCATTACATAAACTAGCCGCTCTATATTTTGTTTCTCCAATTATACCTCCTGATTTTTCTCTAAAATCATATATTTTAACTCGTGGATCATTTTTAGCAATTTCTTCAGCAATTTTTAATGTTTTACCACCGTCGCTTGAATCATTTACTATTACCCATTCCCAGTTATTATAATTTTGATTTTGGAGTGAATTATAAGTACGATATAGTTTATTTCCTGTATTATATATTGGTGTAAAGAATGATATTAGTTTTGAATTATCATTATGTAATATATTTTCCATAGCACAATGATAAGCACTTTCTCCACTCCAATCATTTAATTCAGGAATTGTAATCCATTTATTTCTAATTTGGGTAGGTTGATTTGCAAGATTTGGAAAATCTTTCCAAGTATCAGATATACTTACAATAGCATCAGGTTTAAAAGATACAATTTCTTTTTCTATATTTGTATCATCGGGTATTTGTAAAGTATGTAAATTATTATCTTCATAATCAGCAGCCATATAAGATTTTAATTCAACTTGTGGTCCTTTATTTATTAATAATATTTTAGGTAGTTTTGCTGATGGTTGTTTTTCTAAGTAATTATAATAACTTAATACTTTATTATCCCAAATAAACCAATCTGGTTGTTCTTTATATATTTTTTCAATTAAAAATCCATCTGCTGAATGATGCCCAGTAAAATTATATTGTTTAAATATTCCACAATCAAATGTTATTTGGGCTATATCTACTCCTTGATAACGTGTATTTTCAGCAGATGCTATTCTAATATCTAAACCAGTAAAATCACGTCCATCTATTTGTTGTGAAGTAATGAATATTTTACCTAATGGAGAATTTTTAATAATGTGTGAAATACTATCATAATATTCAGGATGCATTATAGAATCATCATCTACAAATACTGCGTATCCTTTTAATTTTGATATTATTTCTCCAGATTGTGGATATAAGTAATCAGTACCATTTCCTTGAACAAAATGAAAAAATGTATTTTCGTTTTGTAATTCATTTAATAATTCAGCAGGTATATCTTTTAAAGTAGTAGTATCAAAAATTAAATGCCAATCTATATCATATCCTGATTTGAATATATTATTTTTAATTATTGGTAAATTTTGTAACCGACTGCAACGAGTTATTATATTAAATTTCATTATTCGACATCAAAGAAAAACAATTGGAAAAAACGGGCATTATTAATAGCATCTCCAAAATAATTTGAAGCAGCATGAATTGTTTTAGCATCCCACATAACTAAACGATTATAAACATTTGCTACCTTATCTACTAATTCATAATTAGTGTTATCATAGAAGTTAAATTCATCGCTTACTCCTAAGAAGGTTTTGTTATAATCTTCATTAAATTCATCAAAACGAGTAGCACCTGTTATTTTAGAACGGTATGTTGCTGTGCCTGAATCTAATGGGGCATTTGGAGTTAAAAATATAGCACCGGCAAATGTTTGAGTATCTATATGGTAAACAATAGGATCATATGAAGTACAATACTGAAATACACCATTTGCATATGATGGTTCATTCCAATTTACTATCGTACGTCCTAATATTTCTTCTAATTTTTCTTTAGTTCCATTTAAAGTAAAACGTTCAGAACGTTTACCTCTATGATAGTCAGAATCATTAAATTTTAAATTATTAATTGCATATTCACGAATAGCGTCTGGATTTTTATAGAAATTATCTACAACCATTAAATTTTTATGCCCTATATTAAATCCAGAATGAAATACAATAAATTTACGAAGTGATTCAATAGTTACATAATTATCATCTCCAAAAATAACACTTACTGGTATATCGATTTGTTCTTTAGAAATAATTAACTCAAATCCAGTATTATCTGAAAATCTACATTCAGGATATATTTCGGATACATCGGGACGTGCGTGGTATTGATAATCAGTAAAATGATTTTCACTAATTTTTAATTCTTTAATTTGGTGTCTTCTATGAAATATCCATCCTTTTATATAGTACATTGATTCTCCTCTTGGAGAAATTTCATCTACATACCATAGTATGTCATTATTTGTTGAGCAATGATTCATTTATTTTAAGTTACGTTCAAATATCCAGTTATGTTCTTCTAAATCTCTAAAATCTTTATCTTTACGACAGTGAGCACAAAATTCAGGTCTAGAAAATGTAAATCCATATTTACAATGTATTAAAGAACCATTATCATAATCACATCCTAGTAATGCTTTTTTTACTTCTTCCCAATTAGTATCAAATCTCCAATGATCGCAATGAACCATTATACCTCCTTTTAACCAAACTGATTTTAATTGTTTACCTAATCCTTCGGCTTTAACTTCGGCTTGACCCCATTGGGTTGATGTTTTTAATTCAGTTGGTTCTCCATTTTCATCATAGAATTCTTGTAAAGGAAATATACCTTTATTAAAATAAGCTTTATTATTTCTAATATGAGGATTATTAGTGTATTCTCTTTCTTTTAAATATATAAAATTCTCTTCTATTCGTTCAACATTACGTTCATTAGTCCAGTACCCTAAACCAAATTGACGATCATCAACATCATTTAAATATTTTCGTAATTGAATTTGTTCTATATTTTCATTTTCCATTAAATTTAATGAACGAATTAACCAATCTTTATCTTGATTAGTAAATTCTTGAGGCATTGTTAACCAATCTCCTTCTAAAAATAAAGAATATTTAGATAACTTTAACCATTCATTTAATTTATTTATACCAACACCCACACCGTAGTTTTTATTTTCACAAAAAACTAAAAAGTGAACATTATCCCATTTTTTAGCTAATTGTTTAACTACTTGAATAACAGAACTATCAGAAGAACCATTATGAAAGATATACCAATTTGTATTTTCGGGTAAGTTAGTATTTTCTAAGAAAGTATTAATAGTCATTTCGAGATATTCATCTCGTCTTAAATCATCGTGTGTTAATGTACCTATTGAAAACATATTACATATAAGCTCCACCACCTACCCACAAAACTAAACTTTTACGAACTCCTTTAGTAACAGGCGTTATTCTATGTTGCATAAAACTAGGAAATAATACTGCACAACCTTGAGAACGAGGTGCTAATATTTGACCTTGTCCTGTCCATAATTCTAAATCTCCACCTTCATATTCATCCGGATTAGAAAGCTGAATTGTGATACTTATTTTTCTATGATTAATTGGATGTGGACCTATGTCCATATGCCATCCATAATGCCCACCATTATCATAATATTCAGTATATTGTATTGAATCGATAATTGAATTTAGGTGGAATTGGAAAACTTGATTAGCTTCTAAAACCATTGTTTGAATTCGATCATATAACCATAATGAGTGTTCATCATGATGAATCCATTTAACTTTAGATTTGCGAACATCTTTAATATCATCTCCTCCAATAACAGTACCTGATTCGTATTCATATAAATTTTGAAGATTATCTATATAAGATAAATCTTCGGGTGAAAATACTTTATCAAACCAATAATAATTTGATTGATTTACTGTGGAATTGGGATCAAAACTTGGTCTTGTATTCATAACTTTTATTTTAGTGTTATATATAAATATATAGGAAAGTACATAAAACTAATATTATTTTGTAAATTATCTATCCATTCTAATTCTTCAGTAGTAAATGCATCATCAACAACATAATACATTGTTTGATCACCTGATTGATCTCTTGGGAATACTAATTTATACTCCATATATGTGTTTGATAATGATTGTAAGCGATATACAAATCCATATTGTATTAAATAAAATTAATGTTGGTAATGATTTTCTCATCGATGCCCAAATTAAAGCAGATGATGTTGCTAGTGTTAAAAAATGCATATACCACAACTCAATACCAAATATTAATCCAGGTACAATAATAATTGCTTTAGCCATCCATGAGGCAAATTCAATCGTATTATAATCAATCCAATATTCTTTGGATAGGAACATTTTATATCGATTGGTAATTTTTTCTAATCCAATAATTGAATATAATAAAGAAATAAAAATAACAAAAATAATTGGGTAAATCATAACTTATTTCTTTGGCATGAAAAATGATTGAACAGTAATACGTAAATCAGCATCTAAGTTAACTGTGGATACTGAATGAGGTACATGGCCGGTTTGGATTACACCTAAATTTCTTTTAGGTTTAATTGCTTTAATTTCATTATTTAATTTAAACATAAAATAACCACCCCAATCTTGATCCCAATAATCGTTTAAATATATAGTTAATGCTGAATTAGCATGAGCATCATTATGCCATGGTATATAACTTAATTTAGTCCAAAAATACAACATCAATCGTTCAACTTGCAGTCCTGTTTTAGTATCTATTTCAGCTTTTAGTTTATTGTACATAGGAGTACCCTCAAGTATATCTCTTATTATAACTGGGGTGCTTTGGTTTCGTATTTCATCTTGCCAGCATAAATTAGTTCTTCCTGAATACGGTTCGGGACTTTTTACTGTGTTTTCAGCAAACATTTGTACTTCATCAAACAAATTATTTGATAAAAATTCATCATATACAATTATATTTTTGTCCATTATTTATGGTTTAGGAGTAACAAATAAAAATTTACTTATAGCATATCTACCATATCCTGAAAATGGTACATTATTTTGAATCATTTTTATAGAATTTACTGAGTGAAGATTATGTGATGGGAATATAACTAATCTATTATTTTTATATTTGATTTCTGTTCTTTCACCACCTAAGATTAAATCACCACCTTCAAATGATTGGGGATCCTTATTACACCAATACACACAAGTCAATATAGCTTGGTCAACATGAGGTTTATAATAATCACTATCTTCATAGTAACTAATAAATGTACGATCATGTCCTACAAATTTAAAATATTTAAATTCATTGGGTAAATCATCTATAATATCTGTTACATCATCATTATATATTTTTTCAAAATTATTCAATATTGATGATGTTTCTCTTTTTTGATATAGATTATCTAAAAATATAACATTATTTTTCTTTAATGGTATTTTTGTTTCGCGATCCAATGCACCGTTAGATTTTTCGGGAGGTAACATTATTTCTTCTCTAGTTAAAAAATTTAATTCTAACCAAATGTTCTTTAATTCATCGTCATTAAAAAAATCGTCTATAACTAAATGATTATTAGAATTACTTGTAACTTTCATTTTATATTTACATTTTATAACTATACCAACCAGTTAGTATATATTTTGTTTCTGTGTTTGAAATGACTCCTCTATGGGTATGAGTAAAATCAGCAGGCCATATTAGCAGTTTACCAGTTTCAGCTATTTCTGTATGATTTTGGTATAAAAATTCTGTACCACCATCATTCACATCGTTTAGGTAAATCATCCACACTAATAATCTATCTATATATTCTCTATCACCATTTCGTTCGCAATGCCATCCATAAAATCCTTCTCCGGGTTCATATTTCTGAAGGTTGAATGTTGATAATAAAAATGGGTTCATATGTTTTAAAGCAGAATATTTTTCAACATATTCATCAATTCCGATGTCTACTGATTTAACTAATTCATCGAATAAATCATACCATTCTATGTAGTTTTTTTCATTATCTAACATTCCAGGATAAAATAAAATTTCAGTTGCTTTTTTATGATCTTCTGGTAGTTCAGAGGTTTGCTTTAAATCTGAATGTTCAAATGTGTGAATGAATTCTTCACATATTTCTTTAGATAAAACATTAGGTTTAGAATATATAAAATTCATATTATATTTTAAAAGAATACCAACCTGTAAGAATATATTTGGTTTTAGTATTGCTTACTTGTCCTCTATGATAATGAGTCCAATCTGTTGGCCATATAAGTAATTTACCTTGTTCTGCTTTTTCAATATGATTTTGATACATAAATTCGGTACCACCATCATCTACATCATTTAGATAAACCATCCAAACTAACATTCTAGGTAATGTACCAATATGAGCTCGTTCGCAATGCCATTCATAAAATCCTTCACCAGGTTCGTATTTTTGCATGTTGTATCCTTCTCTAACAAACTTAGACATGTTTTCTAAAGGTTCATACCGCTCAACGTAATTATCAATTTCAAATTGTAATTTATGTTGAAATTTAGAAAGCAAACTACTCCATTCTTTTTTATTTTCTTCTTTATCTAAAAAATCAGGCCAAAATGTAATATCAGTGGATTGTTTTACATAATCTACTTCAACACCTTCACCATTTTTTCCAGCAATGCATCCTCTAGCACGTAATGGAGATACTTCAAATGTATTGATAAAATCAGTACATATATCGGAAGATAAAAAATTATTTTTTCTGTATATAAAATCCATATTATTTAAAAACTGTACCTCCTACCCACAATACTAAACTTTTACGAATGCCTTTTGTTACTGGTGTTACTCTATGTAAAATATAACTAGGAAATAATACAGCGCATCCTTTTTCTTTAGGCATTTTACTTACATTATTTCCGAGCATTAATTCTAAATCACCACCTTCATAATCATCGGGGTCTGATAATTGAACTGTTATACTAATTTTTCTTGTATTAAAAGGATAAGGACCAGTATCTGTATGCCAATCATAATGACCACCATTTTCATAATATTGTGTATATTGTACTGTATCTAAAATTGATGGTATATCAAATTGCCACATTTCTTTATTAGCCATCATAACGATATTAGCTAAACGACTATATACCCAATCGGTTTTTTCACTATGGTGTAACCATTTCACATCAGATTTTCGTGTAGTATCTTCGTCTTCGAATTCACCAGTAGATGCTTTTTGGATATTGTATAATTTTTGTAGATTATTAATCCATCCTAATTCTTCTTCGGAAAACGAATCGTAATAAGGATAAAACCCCATAGGGTTACTTTGACTATGAACGGGAAATACCGGTTTTAAATCCATAACTTTTATTATAATTCAAATGAGAAACCATACGACAAATTAATTCTTAATTTATCACCTTTAACTACTTCTGAAGAATGTTCTACAATACCAGCATCACATCTCCATAACATTTTTTCCTCTACTGGAAGTAATTCACCACCATATATTGGTTTACCTCCATTATCAGGAAATGATACTAATAAATTATACCTAACAGTATAATATTCACGATAACTGTCGTCAATATGGGGTTCAACATATGAGTCTTCCCCTACAACTCCTATCCAATCATAATTAACTGGAGCGGGAATTGGGTTTTTGATATTTTCTAATTCTAATAATCGATTTCGTATTTTATGAAATATATCTGGTTTTTTATCATCAGGATACAATATTCTAAAATGTCGCTTCAATCCCGATTCAAATTGATCGGTTTCTAAATTTACAGGTTGGGAAAAATTCATTGCTGTTTGTTCAGACAATATCCAATCCTGTAATTCTAGTTTTTCATCATCATTAATAAAATTTTTATAACCGTAAGTACCACCAAAGTATACTTTTTCAAACATGATTTATTGTTTTAAATATTCTAAGAATTCTTTATGATCTTGTAAAACTGTTAAATTCAATAACATATTTCTTCTAAATTTTTCCTCATCAGTGAAAAAATGTTCTCTACGAACATCACTATTAGTGGCTTCTTTAAGTTCAAATGCTTTTTTATTATTGAATAAGCGTGCACCTTGAGTTACTGCGTAAAAACTAGATACATCATATGCATCATTTATTGTTTTTATAAATTTACGATCAGGCATAGTTGTAGCACATTGGCTTAAATATTTATGGACATTTTCTGTAATTTTATTTTTATCAGTAAATGTTTTCCAAAATTCAGAATCCTTACGTCTTATTAAATAATGCAAGAAAATAAAATCTTTAGTATCATCATGGAATTTATTTACTCGTTCATTGAATCGATCAACATAAAATTCATTTTTTGATATTGCTCCTAAATTATTAGAGATATACTCGTTTAATGATGTAATAATAGTCCAAATTGAAGTTGCCTCTAATGGTTCAATAAATCCAGCTGATAAACCAATAGCTATACAGTTTTTAACCCATGTTTGTTTATATCGTCCTGCCTCGTATGTAAATGGGTTTCCGAATTCAATATCAGCTCCAAAACGTTCTTTGATTTCTTCCATTGCTTGCTCATCAGAAATAAAATCTGAATCAAACACATACCCACATCCAAAACGACCTTCAACTGGTATTCTCCACATCCACCCATATTTTAAAGCAATTGCTTCAGTATATGGTGGTATATCATTACTTTCATTTGGGATTAAAAATGGAATTGCTCGTTTCATTGGTAAGCTATCTGAATATGATTGCCATTCGCTGTTGAAATGTTTACCAATAATTAGTCTATTGAATCCACTACAATCGAATACAAAACTACATGGTAATTTATCACCACGTTTAGTAGTAATTTCTTTAATTGAACCATCATCTTCATTACTTATGATCTGGTCAAGTTCAGATTCTACATATCTAACTCCACGGTACATAGCATTCTTTTTTAAATACTTTGCTAATAATCTAGCATCAAAATGCATACCAAAACTAGATAATGAATTAAAATGTGTGATTGGATTTTCACCTTTATTTTCTATCCCTATAGATGGAATAAAATTAACTAAATTTCTTTGTGACGCATTAGCACTAAATGAAATGTCATCTAATGATTCTCCTTTAGCAATTGAATTTAAAACTAATGTAGAAATCCCACCACCATTTGTTGCATCATTTACTTCAAATGAATTTACATTTGTATTTTCAAAAAATGGATGAAAATAAGATGTATCATCACCATTCCAATCAGTAAATTTAATACCACTTTTAATTGTTCCTTTAGCATATTTTACAATATCAGAAACTGCAATTCCTACACTGTCCATAAAATGAACAAAATGAGGAGTTGTACCTTCACCCGCACCTAAAATACCAATTTCAGCACTAGCCAATACAGTAATGTTAATCCACGGATAATGTTTCTTTAAAAATAAAGCAGTCATCCATCCTGCGGTTCCACCACCAACGATGACAAAATTGAAATTATTTTCTTTAACTTGATCTAATGATTGGTCTACCGGACCAATAGGTCCAATTTGTTCTTCTTGCATAACTTAATTTTATTTTTAATTGTTTTCTTGTTCTAATTGTTGTTTGTATTTTCTATCTAATTCAGCTAATATGTCTGGGTCATTTTCAACATCAAACATTGTAATTGATTTAGGGATTTCTTGTAAAATCCATTGAAGTTGAGATTCATTCCAAATGTAAACATAATTATCAGATTCTAATCCCTCAGGTAATTCTGTTGGCATTGGGATTGGTGGACGCCAAGTGAATGTTTCTGGGTCTAATGCAAATGATGGGTAACTCGATGGTTTTTCTGCATGAAAAGCATCAGCTACTGGATCATAATATCCTCCGACTTTAGCATAATTTTTTCTAAATGCTGGTTTACCACTTGGTTCCCATGAATTATAATTATAATGAACTCCAGCTCTTGTATTGCTTGATGTTTGTATCCACGTACCTCCTAAATTACAATCTTCAGCTAAAAACTCTTGTCCTCTATGTTCTTGTTCATCTGGTACTCTTAATACATTTATTACCTGATATGTTTCTTCATCAATTTCTGCGAAAGTTGCCATAATACTATCCTGCGAAAGTTGTAAAATTAGTTGTTGAATTTATTTCATGATAAAAATAACCATCTCCACCATTCCATCCGGTTCCAGCATTAAGTCGTTGTGGGTTTGGGTATCTAAGTCGAATCTGACCATTTCCACCTCTAGAGCCATATCCATAAGCACCTGTTGGAGAAGGAAACCCCCAAGATAAAAAATTACCTCCACCGCCACCACCAGCACCTTCAGTATCACTACCTTGAGTAGAAAATTGACGGCAACACGGGTCACGTCCATCAGCACCTCGACCACCTCCATTTTCACCACCATTAGCACCTGGATCCCCAGACCATGTTCCACCACCCCCTCCTGCACCATATGTTCTACCTAAAGCGTTGGCTCCATTCCCTCCTTTTGTTGGTAGACCCCAACTATTTGTTTGACCTGCTTGGCCCATCCCACCACCTGAACCACCAAAAAAGTAAAAAGCAGTACCACCACCATATCCTTGGTTACCTGAACCTCCACCCATTTCATTATTTGGTGCTCCCGCACCACCACCACCACACCCACCAGGCTGGCCTGCGTTGCATGGGCTACTTTCACTTTGTTGGCCTGAAATACGGCTACCACCTCCACCACCACCAACTCCTGTATATCCTAATGCAGATGAGTTACTTCCATTACCACCATTTCCACCATAATCACTATCTCCAGCGCCACCACTACCTACGGAAAACGAGTAGTTAGTATTACGATACATGGTTACATTCGTTTCACCAATCATTCCTCCTCCACCACCTCCACCACCATTGTAGAATCCACCTCCACCACCTCCACCAACCATAGCTACTGTAGATGTCCAAAAAAATTGGTATCCATAAAATTCACTCATACTATCTGGAGTGGATTTACCTGCTCTTGAACTATTTGAACGTAAAGAATATGAACTTAGTTGAGCTGATAATTCATTACGAATTTGAGATAAACTAAGTGGTCCTGAACTTGGTAATGTCATAATATTTTATATATTAATAATGTAGTTGAGAAATTATTTATTTTCTAATATAAATATTCTATTTTTTAATTCTTCAATTTGAAGTTGTTGTTCCTTAATACTTTCTATAAGTAATGGTACAATTTTTTCATATTTAACTG